CCACCGCAGATAATACGCATACTTGAACCACCAATAAGAACATCAGGCTTTGGTGTACCAACAGTAAAGGTAGAGGCAATGGTAAAGTTGGGTGATACGTTGCTGAGATATACCACCAAGTTTGACCTTTGGAGCATCAATGTTAAAGAGGGAGGCAAAGGCTTACTGACAGGGCATGGTGTCCACGACAGAGAGTTGGTAAGGATGGTTCACCCGAATGAGTTAAGAACATTTCTTGGTGACGACAGCTACAACGAAGCATTGCAGATGCAACGAGATATGAAGATTATTGTTGCCGACAAATGGGGCAACTTTAAATAAAAATATACCATTTACAACTTTATTATTGACAATAATAGTTATGCGTGATATATTGGATCCGACCACTAAACCAGTGAGCGTGTAGGCCAATCAGCTTACAGGCGCACACTATGAGAGGGGCAACGATGATTGATGTGAACATTGAGCAGGTGCGAGAGGCGTTAAGCAAGCCCAATTATCCAACATACACGGTGATGGGGAAATGGCTCCGCCAAATGGCAGACGAGATAGAGCGTCTGCGGTCTGAGGTGGAGGATTTGGAAACACCACCACATAACGCGATGCAGAAGGAAAACGAAACGGCAATGATGCACGATGAGATAGAGCGTCTGAGGGCTGAGAACGATGAGTTGAAACGCCAGAGTGACAACGCCAACAATTATATCCAGAGCCTAAAACGATAACGGGAGGTAACGATGGCAACGAAAATTCAACTTGAGACACGGATACGAGAACTTGAGCGTAGATTAGAGAACGATGAGCAAGATATGGTTGAAGTGTGTGATCGCATTGAGAAGTTGGAGCAGAAGAATAATGATATCTGTGGAGTGATTTACGATATGACTTGGCCTCACAATAGGGCTAAGATTCGTGAGCGCATACACTATGCCCGTATCGACACGGGTGACACGGAGGCACAGGATGAACCACAAAGTAGTAAGGATGTATCTGATGGGCGCGATTCGACTCCGCCTATGGTATCGACAGGAGGCGCAGAGGTGGAATCTGTGAGTGTTGACGCGATAATGGGGGAGTTGCGTGAAGCATCTGCTAAAAGGTTTATCCCTGAGGTTACTTATAGCGTGAAAAGATTTATAGATTTGGATGTGCGCCCCCACATCGAGAAGTTGGTGGGTGAGATTAGATTGAAGAATATTTTTCTGCGTGGCAAAGAGGGGTGTGAGCAAGAAATGATCAAGGCTATTGAAGCCAAAGAACTCGCAGAGGCAGAGGTGGCGCGGTTGCGTGATCTACTAAAACGTATGCCACATTTGAGCGAAATGCACGAAGGTTACGTAAATTTGGTGGAGAAAGCACTCGCCAAATACGAGACACAGAAAGGTGGCAACGATGAGCAGGCCGTTCGCAACGCTACACTTGAGGAAGTGGCTAACTATATAAGCAGTGCGTGGTTAAATGCTAAATCTAATATAGAAATTGCGAAAATTGTGCGCCAGATGAAGGAGTCATCGTGATATACCTATACCTATGGATTATATACAGCACCATCGGTGGCATCATATCAGCGTGGTTCCTATACACTTGGGGATGGGGTGACGCATCGTGGAACAAGCCACCAATGCACGTAGGCAAATCCAACGATCTATGGCACAGGCGCAGACGTAGAGCGTTTTATGCGGTGGCGATATGGGCCGTATGTGGAAATCCGGTTGCGTTGGTATTGTTGGCGATATTTGGTAGGCAGATATTTAGACGTGGCGTATGGGATGTGGACTTCGGTAATACACACGACAGGTGGTATGGGTAGTTTCGTTAGCGAGTTTCGTTAGCGAGAATCACCCCCCAGGCCATTAGTGTCGTGGGTGCTTTTTTGTGTCCACATATCAAAATGTTATCATATGAACAATCGTTCAAGTAACCGTTCTAATGTATTGTAGGACAACGACTTAGCGCAAAACAAAAACACGAAAAACTGTTGACTTTTGGGAAAAAGGGCATATATTCAAGTTGTGATTTTTAACACAATCCACCATACAACAAGGAGCAACGATTATGGCACAGAACACACAGCAACAGGTTGACAATTTTTGGAAAAATGCGCGCGTTTATTGTGACCGCAACGAAACGCCAGACAATAAGGCGAGGGCATTGCGTAACATGTACACCGCACAACAGTTTTTTTTAGAAAACGGCTTTAAAGTCATACCGATGCCTCAGTAATTACAAAAAAAGGCCGGTCCACTACTCGCAATAGTGAACCGGCCCAAAACAACCAGCAACCCCAACCAGGAGGAAGCCAGCTTGAATATTATAACAATAATCCGCCAATGGCGCAAACGTCGCACGATGCGCCGAAAATACGTCACGCACATTTACAGGAGGCTAAGCCAATGACAACCGCGGATAAGGTTAAAATATGGCATTCACCCCAAAAAGGTATTTTTGCCGTAATAAATAAGCTCAAAACTAAATCAGAAAACATTAAAACGGGAGATATGGCAGGCCTCTATGTGTTACCCATTACAGAGGCGCCTACAGCCAGCATTAAGAACAAGCGCGATATACAATGCGGCACCTGCCCGTTGAAGGGTAATGTATGTTATGTGAACCCAATAACTACAAATGGCGTATGGAAGTCGGGTGTTGAGTTGGAAGTAAATATCCCAACAAAAACATCGAAACCGTTGCGCTTAGGTGTATACGGTGATACCGGATTGCTGCCGTATACATTAATACAAAAAATAGTGTCACGTTTTAGCGGGCATTCTGGATATACCCACCAATGGCAACACATCAACCCCAAACATGCAAAATTTCACATGGCAAGCATAGACGATATAAGCGCGAAACAAGCCAATATGACAAGCGCGGAATTAAAACAAAAAGCCAACGATTTAGGGTATAGGACGTACCGCATTATTCAGAATGAGGCGCAAATATTGAAAGATGAAATTTTATGTCCACACTATACGCGCGGACTACAATGTGCCGACTGTTTGCTATGTGACGGAGCAAACAACAAGAAAAATATTGTGGCGCATATACATGGTCCCCAAAATAAAATCAAAACATACAAAACCAACACAAATTAGGATATTGGGAGGCTAAACCGATGAATATTGACGAAATAAGAACCAAAGACGGCAAGCTACCACACACAGCCTGGCCGGGATTGTACCCGATGTATTATGTGGACGATAATAATTGTGTTTTGTGTCCAGGGTGCGCCAACAAAGAAGGATACGGATTTGAAATTGTGGCCTATGATGCAAACTGGGAAGATGAGAGCCTTTATTGTGATGACTGCGGAGAGAAGATTGAAAGCGCATATGGGGGCGACATTGACGAATAAACACAGAAATCAGAAAACACTCAAGACCCTGTTGAACGTGGGTAATAGTGTACAAGATCGCGAATTTTTACACTGGCTAAGGTTCCGGGCCAGTGAAGCACTTGTCCAGTATTTGATTGATAAGTTTAAGGAGATAAGACAATGACCAGAAGCAAAGCATACACAATAGCACAGGCAAAAGCATTCGAGACACGCAAAGACCATTATGTGGTATATGACCCCACAGCAACCGACGACCCAAAGCAGTACGCGTTTTTTGTGGCATCAGAAGAAGACCTTGAAACATATTTCTATGGCATGACACCAATAGCAACTATTTGCCCAGCATAAGGAGATAAGACAATGATAACAGAAAATGCACGAGCACCACCAAAAATGTATCGAAACCTGCAAAAGTGTTTTATTATATTCGAGAAAACCCAAAAACAGGAGGCAATACAATGAACACGACAGTGCACTACCTCGAAACAGGCGATGATGCACCATTACACCCACTTTTTCACCAATATGAGGGGCAAAACACGCCACAAGGGGCACATATCGCGTTGAGATTAGACACCGGAAAAATTTATGCCGATATAGATTATAACATAGGGGGAGGAATTGACACCGATGTATGGCACGGCAGAGAATTAAACTGGACCATAAACCGCAATATGACAGCGGCAGAAATTAACACCCTTATGGACGATTTGCACCCACTATTTGACAAAATACACAGTCTAATGACCGTAGAGTGGGACGGGAGCAACCACAGAGGGCGATATATAGACACCAATGCAAGCGCAAAAGGTGCAGAATTGCAGGAAAAAATACACGCCATCACCGAAGCGTCAGACACTAAGAGCGGCGGTGTTTGGTACGCTGAAAACTGGCTGGAAAATACAACAGACAGCCAGGAAGATGATGACGGTTTTATTTTGGCGTGGACAATAGGGGACCACACCATCACAAAAGCCACCACACGCGACGAATTAGAGGCCATCGCCCAGGCCATTTACGAGGAAGCGCGAACCGAAAACGTAACCGTATATAGGGCATATGAGCACTTAGAGTATTTACAAGGCCAGATATAACAAAACCGCACAAGGAGGCCACATAATGCACACCATAAGACCGCCACCAAATGCACAGAAAAAGCAAAAATCAGAATTCGAAAATATTAGCATTGGCTGAAAACATAATTTAGCCATGGCTAAAAATCCACACAAGCCCTTGTGTTTCATACACTTGGGCTTTTTTCTTGCCCTGCATACCTGCTTGCATTTTCGATATGTTGCACGCGATACATCGGAAAACCCACGCACAAACCCACGCACAAACCCAGGCGAGATCCTCACGCGACACGCCAGCCATAACCCAGGAAGAACCCAGGAAGAACCCAACCAGACCGCCAACCCCCACGCGATGCCAGCAAAAACACGCCAAATATCACGCCATTTTTTCGTTATGACGCGGAATAGGGGCGCAGAATAGGCCAAAAAAGTATGCTGGATTATAAGTTTGTTTAAAAAAATACCGCATTTTGACGGGCTGAGACAGGATATTGCCATAAAATATATAAGGAAAGCTAATGCACGCACGTTTGAAGGCGTGAACATATGAACAACTTCTCAAGTGTCCGCCTCCGCATTTCGACCTTCCCCCACGGCAGGGGGGCCTTCTTCCGCGAGCGAAAATCTAAGGTTCCCCCATTTACATCTCGCTATACGTATCTCTCGCATTTCCAACAACTTACAAAATATCCCTATATTTCCTCACAATAATGCCCTCGTTGCCGCCTTACCGATTATGGAGAAAGAGTGTTATGGCGAAGAATCCCACTGGCAGACCTGTCAAGTATACTCCTGAGCGTATGAAACAGTTGGAGTCGTGGGTGCGTGGTAATTACCTGCGAAGCGTTACGATTGCTGATGTGTTACGTGCTTTTCCGTGGGCGCGTCGTCGTGCTTTGAATATGCACAACTTTAACCCTGTGGATATTACTCTACGTGAGCGTCTTAAGCAGAGCATTAAGTATGTCCGTAAAGGTAAGGAATATTCTTGGGTTGCTCGTAAGTTGAAGTTTTGGGGTGAGTATCATTATGCTCGCAAGTTTAAGGAGCGATATGGTATGACTCCCAAGCAGTATGTGAATAAATATTCCAGAAAGCGTTGAATATTCCAATTTGACATAATAAATATTCCAATCTATATTTTGGATGACTGAAAAACATTCGTTACTAATTGGGGGTAGCCACATGCCGAGCAAAACTAATTCGTTGGGTGCATTTGTAAGTAATGCAATCGCTCATAACGATGAACACTTACCACCGATGGAGCAAAAGGTTCGTGAGTATATCAAAGAAAATTTTTTAATACCAACAGGACTGGTTTGGGAGGTTAAAGCAAAGCCTGCCCACCATGGTTTTCCTGGTGGGGTAGAAATTATACAGAGGTGGCGATTAGAACACCAAGACCCCACTCGTTGTCGAGATATGGCAGGAGCGCAATTTTTAAGCCTCGATACACTTCGATTTCACCATTCTTGGAATGTGTGTGTACGTGGCGCATGGAAAGACCTTATAAACCAGTTCGGTAGAACATTGGCCTGTATTGATGAATCAGGTTTAGTTGTAGGATACTAATTTTTATGAATTTTGCACTACCACGACCATTAGACTTCGACGCTGACGAGCAAGCAGACATCATAGAGATGGTTACCAGTCTTTATGACGACGGTATTACTGCTCGCACACGTATGAATGACGACCACGAAATGTATGAGCAGATGTTCCGTGGTAATTTGCCTCAGCGTGATGGTCCTTGGGATGGTTCAGCAAACTTGCATGTCCAATGCCCTTATTGGCTTGTGGACACCATATCTGTTCGGACGACTTCTACGATTTTCAACAATGTGCCATTGGTTTCTTGCCATTACGACGACCCCGAAGATGCTGAAAAGGCGCGTCAGTCGGCACAGCTTGTTGAGTGGCACATGTCACAAAAGCGTATGGATTTGCGCCCGACATACCACCGATTGAACAAGTTGCGTTGTATTCATGGCGTATCTGTTGGGTTGATGTCATACGTCACCGATTCGATGAAGGTGCGCCTTGAACAAGACATGCCCGATGCGATACCTGTCACATATAAGACAAATCCTGATGGCACATTAGCAGAAGATTCTGACGGTAATCCGATACCACAAGCCCCTGAGCCAAAAGTTGTTGACCAAGAATACTACCGTGGCCCTGTTCTCACACCCTTAGACTTCGATGATGTCGTTGTCCCGTTGGGTGCTATGAACCTGCAACCTAACCGCCCATCAAACCCCAAAGGTGCTGATTGGGTGATCTTGCGACAGTGGGAACGTCTTTCTCTAATGTTCAAAAAGGCACAGCAAGGTCGCGGTGGTGTTGCCCCATACGCCTTTATGTTCGATGACGACGCGCGTGAAGATAAGTCGTGGTGGATAGGCAAACAGCCTTCCCAAGACCGTCGTGGTTCTGGTCGTGCTGATAACAACCGCATGAACCGCAACCAGAACCGCAACGAAGGGCGCACAGACAACAACAACCGCACACAGAACAAGATAAACCCCGAATTTGAAGTCCTCACATGGTTCGGCTCCTATGAAGTAGACGGAGAAGAACAAGAAGTGGTTTTTTTCATATCGCCAGAACCTGCTGTGTTTTTGGGCGGTTTCATTCTTTCCGACTACTTCTTCCGTGGCAAACGCCCATTGCCTGAGTGGCACTACCAAACAGTAGGCACACGATGGTATTCAATGGGCATCATGGAGATCGTTAAATACCTCTCCGCAGAGTTAGACACCATCCACAATATGCGCTTGGATGTCGGCTTTGCTACCAATATGCCATGGTTTGCATACCAAGCATCGTCGGGCTTCGACCCTGACGAGATGATCTTAAAGCCCAACCAGGGCATACCTGTCGATGATGTCAACGCCATACGCTTTCAGACACACCAAAATGTCACCTCTTTCTACTACCAAGAAGAACAGATGCTGTTCACGCTCATTGAGCGTGTTATGGGCATATCAGACCTTTTCTTAGGCACAAACCCTCGCGGTGGAGCCGCCGCACGTCACGCCACTGGCTATGTAGGTGCACAGCAAGAGGGCGAAGCCCGTATGGCAGAGATCATCAACCAAGATGTCAGAACCTTTGCCTTTATCGCAGAACTTATCTACGAACTCGAATTACAATATGGCCCCGAATATCGCACGATACGCTTAGAGGGTGAAGGGCGCGTACCTACTGAGACAAAGATGTCGCGCCAAGACCTCATCATGCAAGGCGACTACGACTTCACATTGGGTCCAAACTACGGCACATATTCGCAATCGCAACGACAACAGCAAGCAGAGATCGTGATGGGGCTTAAAGGCACGTCACAACTAATGAACCAAGACCCACGACGCATTTGGGAAGCAGAGCATTTCTACCTTACCGCCAACGGCATACACGGTGCTGACAGGTTTATCGGCTCATCGGACTCTGTACCTTCTTCTGCTCCTAAGACGCAAGAAGAAGAAAACGGTATGATGGACCAATACTACTTCGGCCCAGGCATCCCTGCACCTGTAAACCCTAATGACAATGATGACGAGCACATGCAACAAGAGTGGGAGTATATAAACAGCGATGTTTATAAGGCGATGGGTTCACCAAATGCTGATGCACACATGGAACATTTAAAGCTACACCAACAAAACAAACAGCAAAAACAGCAGATGATGATGCAACAGGCGCAGATGAACAGACGAAATGGTCAAGCGGACCCTATGAACCGCGCACAAGCGCAGATCGGGCAACTTGACCCAATGATGGGCAATACTCAACAGCAGGTCGCAACAGATCAGCAGGTTTCCATGCCACAGATACCTGCACCACCGATGTGACCACAAGGCTATGAGTGACCGGTTCGATAAGTTGGTGAGACTTGGGTGCATCGTTTGCAAAAAATACTATGGAACGCATAGCGACCCTGAAATCCACCACTTACGAAGCGGTGTTGGCATGGGGCAGAGAAGCCCTAACGACAGGACGATACCTTTATGTCCTGCCCATCATCGCACAGGTGGCTACGGTATAGCCTTTCACGCAGGTAAAAAAGGTTTCGAGAAGTCTTACGACACGGAAGATAACCTGTTGGCAGAGGTAGACCATGAACTTGAAAGAAATTGCTAACCTACCAGCCTTTGTAAAGTTGCGTGAAGATATAAGGCGTATGGAGGCTGACAGCATAAATGCCCTTATCGCCAAGACAAAAGCCAACGACATCAACGAGATAAAGGTGCAAGCAGGTATCATCGAGGGCATACAGCGCGTTGAGGCACATATCGACAAAGAGGTAAAACGTCATGTTGATGAAAGTAGGCGACGCACAGCGTAAGCAGGTCATCGTAAAACAGAACTTGGGCAGACCATACATCTTCATCATGTTCGACGAAAACAAGATACCAACCATTATATGCTCTGATGCGGTCACTACTGCTATGGCAGAGAACGCCACACAGGACATTGCCAAATTAACCAATAAGATAAAATTTGACGCAGAGAGGGGGTGACACCATGAAGAAACCTTCAGTAAAGAAATGTGGGGAGTGCAAGCCCACAAAGGCATCGGATGTCAACAAGGGGGGCTTGACGTTGGCTAAGACCAAAGCAAGTCCCAAGACAGGTTCACGAGGCACTAAAATGTATTGAGAACTTTTATGGTTACCGATAGACGAGCACGTAAACTGTTTCTTCTCTGCGACAAACTCGGACCCGGTGGGGTGGAGAGGTATGTGAGAGAGGGGCGATTCGCCGCAGAGAAGATGCCATTGGTAAACGCATGGCTCGACATACAGATACAGCGTGAACTCGAAGAAGTAAAGCGCAAGGCGGAGATTCAAAAGGTCAATGCCGAAAAAGCGCAAGAAGTAACGACACCCGTAAAACGGGGCAAGAAATCTAAATAGCCTTTGCGACAGGCGTTAAACAGTCAACCATATATGCCGTTGGGTAGAACGGTTTATGGGATGCTACCCCATCCTGTGAACATTCTCCTAACGGCATTTTTTTGTGAGAACAGTATGAACAGACAACGCGGTGATGAACGGTCAGGCTCACCATCTGACAACACTCAACCAAACGCTGATACCGCTTCTGGCGCGTCAGACCAGACAGCAGACGGGGGAGACAAGAGCAGGTCGATACCTTATGACCGGTTCAAAGAAGTAAACGACGAGAAGAAGCAATATCAACAACGGGTCTTGCAGTTGGAAGCACAGAACCAACAGATATTGCAACAGCAACAACAGTTTTTCCAGCAACAACAGCAACAGCAAGTGCCAAAGCCTGAAGCAAAGCCCGACCCAAACATTGAGCGTGTCAAAGACATTCTTGGTCGTGACGAGTTGGGCAAAAAAGCCTTTGAAGCTATGGAAATGCTCACAGAGACAAAGGCGCGACAGATTGCAATGGGTATGCGCGACGAGTTATTGAACGAGGTAAACAACACTGTTCAACAGCGAGTCGGTGGTGTTACGGCTTCCCTCCAAACCAAGCAACAAATCGACAACATGGTTGCACAGGGACGACTTAATGCCGAGCAAGGCCAAGCATTGCAACAGCAAGTCGCTCAGGCGATACAGCAATACCCTCAGTGGGAAAATCAACAACCCATTTTGGTAAACACGCTGTTAGGAAATATGTATGCAAATGGGACGCTACAACCGCCCACACAAAGACAAAACATGAATGGCACACCGTTACAACCCGGTGGTGGGTTTTCAGGTGACACTGGCTCATCAGCACTGCAACGGGATGCTGAAATTCTTAAAAGGTTTCCTTCACTGCGTAACAAGCCCGACAAAGACTTACGTGCAGTAGTAGAAGATGTCCGCAAACGACAGGAGGCAGTAAATGGCTAAACAAGTAGCAGAGATTGATGCCTCTGAAGATGCCTATACAAAAAAGGCGTTAGACTGGTTTGTAGACCTCTCTATGGATGGGCAGACCTGCCCTGTCTGCAACGCTGAGTTCTTCGATGGCACAGAAGCAGAGAAACGTCGCAACCTTATACAGCATGGCAAAGCAAAGCACATGGCGCGTATATCCATCGGATATCCGACCCGAAATATCGACGCAATTTCAGCCGTAGAGGACGAGGCAGAAACGCCTTTAGATGCCGCAGGCTTGGAGATTGTCGAAACATTAGGACGCTATGACGCGCTTGCCATTCCCGACGACATCAAGAAACAGGCCACACGCGATGGGGCCAGTGTTCGGTGGGTGTCGGGTAACAATATGGAAAGGTTCAAACATCACGGTATGGAAGCCGTTAAAGACGATCAGGGCAACCCTGTAAAATCGGGTGACTTGATGCTTTACCGTATTCCCAACCGCCTAAGAAACAGGTACGCAGAACAACGTGCTCGCATGAACAATTCTGCACCTGCCGCGCGCAAGGAGGACTTGGAGCGCAAGATTGAGGGTCATGCTCGTAATATGTATGATGCCGCAGTCAAAAAAGGCTTAGGCCGTGATGTTGCGAAGTCTCTCGCTCATGCCGCCGAGAGGGGTCTTGCTACGGGAGTGTTAAACGTCCGTAGAGGATAAGGAGTAACACGAGATGGCTAATGCTGATTCCCCCTATGGCTTCAAGCCTTGGGGACCATTGCTTTCCGCTTTCCCATTCACCAAAGATGCTTCGGCGGCTGAGTCGTTCATCAATGATGTTATGATGGGTGAAGCAGACGGTGGTGTCGCACCTGCTACGGCAGGGTCTGTAAATGTTATCGGGGCAAACTTGACATATTCGGCAGGTTCTACCGCCGCCACTGTCATGATCGCCAATGACCCCGACCAGTTGTATCAGGCGCAAGAAGATGGAACAGTCACTGGTGGCGTGGCAGGTATTCACGCTGTTATCGACCACATCGCAGGTGCTGGTTCTTCCGTCACCAAGTTGTCAGGTCACGAACTCGACAGTTCAGACCTCAACACTACGGGTGGTGGCTTCCAGCTTATGGATGTCGTCAACCGTCAAGACAATACCGTTGCCGCAAATGCCGAGTGGATTTGCCGCGCCAATCTCCACCTTTCCGCCGTCGCTGGTGGTGTGTAATTAGGAGGGTTATACTATGCCCGCAGGAGCAGTAGGTTTCACCTCTAACTACACCAATCTGGTGACGTTGAGAGGTATTCAGGAAGTAATTTTTAATAAGTGGGACAACCGCGAAAGCGTTGGTGACTCCATCTTCAACTTGAAAGACTCCAACCAATTCCGCGAACACTCACAAACAGTGGGTGGCGTGGGCTTGATGGACACCAAGTTGGAAGGACAATCCATCAACTACACCTCGCTCAACGAAGGCTTTTCCAACACCTTCACGCACGTTGACTACGGCCTCGGCTTCCGAGTGACCCGTGAGATGTTGCGTGACGAGTTATACGGTGTCATGGACGACCTCGGTGTCGAGTTGGCTAACAGTGCTCATGCCACAGATGAAACCATCTTGGCAGACCACTTAAACAACGCCTTTGATTCCAGCTATACCGGTCCCAATGGTGTTGAGTTGTGTTCTACCGCACACATACGTGAAGATGGTTCCACGTATGCCAACGAGTTGTCAACAGCCTCCGATCTCTCCTTGTCGAGTCTCGAACAGGCCACATTGGATTTCCGCAACTTCCGCGATGGTGGTGGCAAGCGCATCACCATCCGTCCCAAGTATCTCATTGTCCCCACGGACTTGATGTACACGGCTTTGAAGTTGGTCGGCTCTACCAATAACCCCCAAATCACAGGTGGTTATGGTGCTACATCTACGCAGTTTGGCGACCAAGCTGTTAACCCCATCCACGATCTCGGCTTGAAAGTCATCGTGTGGGATTATTTGACAGATACAGATGCTTGGTTCTTGGCGGCAGACAAGGCACACCATGGTCTTACCAAGTTTGTCCGTGAAAAATTCTGGACAGAAGATATCTACGACTTCGACACCAAAGATTACAAAATCTCTGGTATGTTCGCACAGTCGTCAGGGTGGGCAGACCCTCGTGGATTCTTTGGCTCTCCGGGTGCGGCTTAATCATTAACGGGGTGGG